ATGAAAGGGCTATCAATTGGTGTGCAAACAAGGCAAAACTTCATGGTGATAAATACTATGGCGACAATTACTTCGGTCTTCAAAATCCAGAATCTTCTAAGGGCCCACAATGTTTCAGCGGACACAGTCTCCACCGAGCCACAAAATATGGCAAAAAAGATTGCGGATCACGGGGGTCTGCTTGGGGTAACGCAATATATGCATTGTTTCCCAGTTCGGATCAAAAGCTAGAAACAAAGGGTTATTATACACTGTATGATATGGAGGAAACCATCAGTGAAAAACAACTGATCATGGAGCATGACATTACGATCACATGCAAGATTAAATACACGGTGGAAGCCATTAACAAAGACAACGTTATTGTTGGAAAGTCTATTTATTATTTGATTCATCACGATGATGGAAAAGTAAATAAACTCTTTTTTTCGCCCATGGAACCGGACTCTAAAAAGGACGAAAAATTAATTGTCAATATCACCCCCGGATATACACAAACCTACGACGATGAACAAGGGAGAGAGGATCAACATAAAATGAATTTTTCGGTCACCACGATTTCAACCAACGATGGGTACAAAGCGCTTGTCAACACGGATATTGTTCCGGACGGGATGGCCTTGTCCAAAACAGCTCATACCAGACTTCGCACCATACCGCGAAACGATAGTATATTTCCGTTTCTATTTCTCTATCATTATCCAAAAGATCCCGATAAAACGCTCATTAATTTATCTAGTTTTTTGAATCCATTTAAAAAAATAAGGCAACTCGGCTCTGGTGGATTGATATCACGTAATCAAAACGATGATACTGAAAAAGATAGTTATATTTTCAAACTGGCGTCGCAAGAAGGATTTACGGAGCGCTTTACATTGGATCAAGGTGAAACGGGGCCGGTGTATAGCATGGGGAAAGTGGGCGATTGGCCTTGGGGGGCGTGTCCGGGATTCAAAGATCAAAACGCAGAGTGGATATGGCACACGGCCGGTCTTTATGCGAATCACGGCAGTTCAGGGTTACTTATATATGAATATGATAACATCACGGGATCGCCCATTGAAGGTCGCATTAATATCATTGTAGACAATTTTGCGAAAGTGTATGTCAATGGAGACAACGTTGGGGAAGGGAGTGGAGGATGGAGAGGTCCAGGACGCATATCACAACCTTTCATATTAAATACGGGGAAAAACATGATCATGGTGGACGCAATGAACGGAGGAGGCCCAGCGGGTCTTTTAATGACATGCTATAATGCGAGCACGGACATAAAACTATTTAGCACTAATATGAATGGAGGTTGGAAATCGATCAGTGTTGAGGGATAGATAATGTTTTCAAAATGACAAACTATTTTATGTGTATACTATATATGCCTTCTATTGTATTATCTAATACACATAAAACAGGACAAGCTGAAAACAAGGAAACGTTTAATGCCATGTTGAAGCAACAACCATTGCCATTTTACATTGAGTATAAAAGTCGTGGGCACCGATACAGTCAACCAATTAAACACAATATTGTTTACAAGCGGTTGACCCCCATTGGCGATACGGACATGTGGAATTTATTCACAAGCGCGTGGTTAAAGGGTACAAAGAATAGGTTCAATGTGGATTTCAAATTGTATGATAATTACAGTGACGCTTTATTTGATAAGAATTCGTGGAGCTCTTGTAATTTTAATGATGATATACCACCTGAAAATAGGGTCGGATTTCCTCGCGATTGTGGGAAAAGTCGTGGCGTCGGAGGCCGGTGGATCCGTCGTGCCCAATGTGATATGAAAATCAATGGTCCATGTCAAGGTTATCCGCATATGGCAAACAAAGATTGGTTTGATGATGCTAATTATGGTGGACCAAGACCGACCACGAGTGCCGCGTGTGAGGCACGCAAACAGAGTTGGATTGGTAGTTGTCAAAACAGTGACATTGAAATGAGGCATCGTTCCGGGATTCGTCACTATGGGTGGGGAAACTGGACATTGACCCTGTATCCGAACCCTTTCAAGAAAAGTTCTGCACAGGAAACAAATGAAAGGATAGAAAATACGATGTCTGCCTTGGACACAAAGGTAGAGGGCTTTGAAACAGACATCGATCCCTTTGACGGGAGCCTTTCCTTTGATGATTTCAAAAGGCATTTTCAAGACATAAAAGAGTCTTTAGAGAGATCTTCACAAGGAAATCTTGCCGCACACATGGGGCCCTATAACATTGCGCATATAGAGGTACTGACGCAGGCGATTGATCAGTTGCAAATTGTGCGCGACAATATGCAATATATCAAAGATGGATGCATGCCCATCTTCCAAGAAGTCATGGTGAAACGGCTTCGACTTTTCTACAATGGCTCTGGTACAACGGAGAGTGCTACATCAGAATTATCTGGAAGAAATTGGGGGGAGGAAGTTTCTATCATGATTGACAAATTCTGGCAAAGTGCGACAATATTGTGGAATTTGAGAAACTATGAATCGCCATTGACATTTGAACTTGCTTCCGATGAACCTACCTTTGACCTGGATCAAGTGACGCACAATGGTAGCAGATGGTATCATAACTTCAATGACCCGAATATGCCTTCGGTATGGAAGTGCATGTGGTTTACTTGGTATTTATTAGCATGGTGCAAATACTTTACCGAAAATCAAATGAATATTGACAAGTTTGTGCATGGCTTTTATGATCATCTTGAAATATACAACAATACGAACTTTGGCTTTTTTAAGAACAATGCCTCCATGGAAGCAATTTCGTCAAATAAGAACTATGATCCCAACAATATTTATAATGTTACCTTTTTAAATGGGAGTCCTTGGACGAACATACTTCAGTTCATTAGACTATCCACGCAAAAAGTGCAGTTTGATCGAACCACCCAGCATTCTATTTTTGGAATTGATTTCACCGTGTTTAGTGACTATTTATTTCATAATTGTTACAACTCAAGCGTCTTTAGCCCCGTGGATCAGTCCACGATAAATCATATACGACAACATTATACGGGAGTCACCGGAAAAGAAGGATTTTTGGATTATTTCGCAAGGTGGTATAAATCACAAGAAATATATAGAGTCAAGTATATGGATGAGCTTTATCCAGCAGTCAATGAACTGAAATCATCGTGTATGCCTAGCCTCAATGATGATAGACCATATTGGGAAATCTTGCACTCATTCAATCACAAAGTAAATCATGCATCACACAGCAATACCAGTGGTGCTATACTATCGTCAGTACGCAGTCAACCAATTGCAAGAGCCCTCCGAACGAGGGCACGCGAAGTCAACGAAAATATATCAAAACCAAGACAAGCCCGAGTCTTCAGTCTTTTTTGTAAGGATATAGTAGAAAACCAGAATAGGATGGATGGTAATATAAAGAATAGAAGACATATGAAGGATTTTTATAATAAAGTTGGCTTTATTGGATTAAAAATGAACGATTACATGGGCGCGGCTTTTTTGAGCAAATATAGCGATTTGGTTCAAAAGGCGCGCGTGGATTCCGGGGAAGTCATGAGCAGTGATGCGTATATCACGACAAATGAAACGTCGCCAAATTCTGATGGGGTACCCGTTAGTCTTGAGGAGGGATTTACTGCTGAGGTGGTCAGGACAGATGATGATAATATATTTCCAACTGAAGCAAAGTATTTGGGAAATTTGCCTATGACTGTTCTTAATAATGGATATCAGTATGCTTTACCGCATGGTGGTGGATTTGGAGATTTGGCCACATACTTTTCAGATGTTGGACACGATGCTACTTTTAAAAATCAAGGAAGTGATTTTATCCAATGTAATGATACTACTAGTAGTGGTCATCCTCCACAAGCATCATTGACATTTAATTGTGGTAAAAATCCCATATCACAAGATAGTTATCCCTATAATTCAGATGAATTGACAACAACATGTGATGCTTTGTTCGCAACCCCCAAAACATATACCCTAACATTAGAGTATTCCGGTTCGGGTTCATCACCAAGAGTAGTAAAGTTGGTTTCTCATGATGGTGTGATTGATGATGCCGGTACCAATAGTTCAGAATATTCATTGACTGGTAGCATCCCTAATCACGATGATATTATGGCGTTTGAGGGCACCATTGATATGACGGATAATACTAAGTACAAAGACTCTCTTATTACAGATGAAAACGATCCGCCGTCTATTCAACTTTTAAAGGCTAATACCGATACCGTTACGGATACTTACTTGAAAGGAAAAGACACGACTGGAAATACAATGGTCCTATTGTATATTAATTCAAGTGGAAAGTTGACAATGAAGTTTAATCTCAAACCTTATAGAGAACTTACGGCTGGTTCTTCTACAAAGTATTACGGATACTACAAGGGTAACGACAAAAACGTGATAAATGTATACAACGCCAGTGATGATAAATATAAAGTGGGACAGAATATGAAAAAAAATGGGTATGTTGGATATGACGGCGTGTTTTATCCTGATGCGGGGAAATTAGGGGATAAATATGAACAGATTACTGGTCTTTGTTATTCCGGAACTACAACAAGCGGTACGCTTGATATTGAAAAAACCGCTTGTAACTCCAATGAGAATTGTTATGGAATATTTCAGTCTAATATAGGTAGTTCGTTGAGTCATAAACTCATCACGGAAGACAATAAAAAGTATTTGTATAAATGTGATACTACTGGAGTTAACTATTACCACCGAAAATATACCACAAATTCAGATAATCTTGCTTGCCTGCGGGATGCGGAAGACACTGAGTTAATCAGTTATGCTGACCATGGTGATTTATCTGGAAACGCGTCCTCCACGCCTTTTGATCCCGCAAGTCATTGTGGGTATAACCAACTTTTAGAAGGTTTGAAAGCAGTTTTAGATAATAAAAAAACGGAAATGGACACCGCATTCAGTAACTTATTAGATGAATTCAATTCCATGAGTGCCGATGAACTTTCATGGCTAGAAAAAACCGATAGTGGTTTGAATGAATTCAAAACCATTGTAGATGAACACCGCAAACTTCGTACTGAAATGGTGGGGGCATCTCGCAAACAAAAACTTAGTCAGGCGCAAAATAAGGACAACAAAAACGCATTAGAGACCATTGAATACAAAATGGCCATTGCTGGAATCGCATCTATTTGTGGAGTCATCACTTTATTTCAATTCATGAAAAAATAAATTCATTTTCTATTATATAGAAGAATGGCAGATAATATTCAAACTCATGTTTCAAATAATGATTCAAGTCAATTAAATACAATCAGAGATGCTAAGGATGCACAACATGATCTTAATCAAGCGCTATACGATCAATTGTACAATTATGATTTGTATGGGGCCAATAAGTCTACCAAAGACGAAAATCTAGATGGAACGTATATAGATTCACTCGCTGGTGGAACAGGCGCATTAAATACAATGTCCGCGTTATTAACAGACAATTTAACTTCTCACAAAGATACATTGAAGTTATTAGAAGACAACGCAGCTCGGTTGGGAGATACCTATGATTATTCGTCAGACATGTATCGCAATCAAAAATATACCAATGATTCCATGAAACTAGAAAATGATATCATTAAAAAACGACATGATGCTACAGTTGGAAATATACAGGAAAACCAGCGACAATTTGAGATATACAAGTATTATTACTATAAGAATAAAGTACAACTTCATATTTTGTATATCTTTTTGTTCTATTTGATTGTCATGATTGCCCTCACACTCGTACACAACTATGTTCCTCAATTTATTTCCGATGCCATGTATGCCATACTTTTTGGGCTTGGTACCGGAATCTTTTTCATTTATCTTTGTCTCTGTCTTTATGACATTTATTTAAGAAGTGATATCGTATTTCACGAATATGATCCAAAGTGGAAGCCTCCTCCGATTGACGCGAGTGGGGCTATTTTAGAGACAGATAGACAAAGAAGACTTCAAGACGAAAAGGAAAAAAAATGTGATAGTGAAAAGAGTTTTTTTTCATCATTATTACTTTAATCTTTATAGTATATATATATGCCTGATCCTATAAATACTATAACGTTCTTAAATGGGGCAACAAATGGAACTGATTTGAAATTGTCAGATGCGATTAGTGATCAAACGAGTGCGGCGGCATTTTCAACCGTGCCTATGAATACGAAAATGAATACATATGATACACAAAGAGATACAGTGAATTATACTTTTTCATTGGATGGTAGCGTAAATGCGGTGAGAGCAAAAAATCATGCTTTAGCCATTGAATCTGGAAGAAACAACGGTCAATTTATGAAATCCATTTCAAATCGCATGAAGCAATTGAACAATCAAGCCCATCATATATCCTTTATCAATGAAGTCATAGAAGGCGTCAGCGGTGGTGAAGTAAACGAACGTGGAGAACAGGCAATCATTGAAGACAAAATTCAAAGTATTGAGGAGCAAAATGAAATCATCAAGCGAAAACAAATCATATACGATTACTATGAAAAAAAGCGAAAATATCAAATCAATGTATTCAAAAACATGACCTATATTCTTCTCGCATTGCTTATTGTGACGGGGCTATCTAATATGGGAATGATTCCGGAAAATGCTTTGATGGGATTGATTGGCTTTGGTCTGGGTTGCATGGTATTGTATTTAGGTTATGTAACCATGGACATGGTATTCCGTGATCATACTGATTTCGATCAATACAATTTCGCACATTCAAGTCAATATTTAAACCGCGGCGGGGAGTTAAAGAAGTCAGATTTGCCGCCACATATGCAAAAAGATGTCGTGTCCGAAGAATGTGAGACTAGCGTAACAAATTCATAAAATAAAAATAAATGATTAATATAATTAAATGAGTACCGATTTATTAGATGAATTAAACTTTAATGTAGATACATTGAAACAAATTTGTCCTTCCATCTTCACGACCCCGACTACCGGGACCTCATTAGGCACCCTGAATATGGACGTAGACTTCAAAGGACTTGACTCGGACGACATGTTTATCACGCAACGAAAGTATTATGACAAAGTGGAGGAAGGAAATGTATATATGAAAGAACTACTAGAAATTGAAAAGGAATACTTTGAGAAAAAATATGGACCCAAAATCTATCAACACATCCAAGACAAGCGAAGTGAATACGAAACAACCCAATTTAATACGAAGTTTGGGAATAGTTCCGAAATGTCATTTGAAGAGCGAAAAGAGGATCTGTCTAATAACATGACATTGTACAAGTCGTTTGGGAGAGATTTGTCTTCTAACATCAACATGTTTGAGAATAATTTGAGTATTTTGGAGAAAGATCTAAATCGTATGATAAACGAGAGCGAACGAACCAAACGCAAAGTGGAATACCGCAATGAAGTGAGCGATGAAGTGGTGGAATACAGTACAAAGGCGACGTATGTCTATTACTTTCTTTTACTGTGCATCTTCATATTTCTGTTTTCTCAAAATAAACTGAATCTGAAAAATCATATCTTGTTGTATGGGTTTGCGTTGATCTTTCCATTCTTATATCGCTACTTGTTTTTAGGTTTGGTGTATGTGTACAACGTGTTGAATGAAAAAATGGATTTACGTGGGCCAAAGAATGCCTTTTTAGATGAAAGTGTGAAATTAACGTTTTTAGACGATTATGACATATAATTACGACATGAGGTCGTTTTCAGGATGATCTCTTTCAGGTGTTTGGTCATCGGAGACAGATATCATCTTCCATCCCGTCCTATCCGAATACTTTTGCCCTGTCTTTTTCTCTACGAATAACTTTAGTTCCGCTTTTGAAGGGCGTTTTGCGCCATTGTCGTGGTTCTGAATCCATTCGTCAAATAGGCTGTGGAGTTCCTTCAACTTTATGCCATAGGGGTTGTTTGGCTTGCTCGGGACAAACGTGACACTGTAGAACTGCGTGAGGACATCTTGACTGGCGCGGTACTTTTCGGTCGCCGAAACCACTGGAGCGACATCGGTTACGAATCCTTGGGTGCGATAGGCCACGTCCACGAGCATGGAGAGCAACACAGGTGCCCATATTTTGAATTTTTCATTGATTTTTTGATCCACCTTGAATTGATGCGGGTATTCTTCTTCGGGGAATTGCTTGTCCTTGTAAGGAGATTTCGTAAACTTGGATTGGAAATCCACAATGCGAAGCCGTCTCCAGGTGCCGTCATCATTGCTCATCACGTCAAAGAGCGTGTTTGTGCAAACCACCAACTTAAATTGGGGGCGAAACGTCACACTGTCTTTGAACAACGCACGGCATTGGATCTCGTCGCCACCCGTGACCTCTTTCATGATACCCTCGTTGATTTTGTCGCCCTTGGTGGGTTCTTGCATGACCGCATAGCGAATTCCAATCAAATTGTGTACCTCCGATGAGGTCCCGCCGATATTGGATCGTTTTTGGGTGATGAGCGAAATCGGCACCGTTCCCTGATATTCATTGAGGACTTCTTTCATGAGTTCCACCAACTTTGATTTACCATTTGCGCCCGACCCCGTGTAAATGTTGAATGTTTGATTTTCATTTGTTCCCATGGTGGTAGACGCCAAATGCTCCCACATGTAGTCACGCAACATGGAAGTATTCGCGTCTTCATTGGGAAACAACTGTGCCATGAACTCGTTGATTTGCTGAATGATCTCCGGGCAAGTCCGTTCATAATGACTAAGAGGCATGTAATTGAGTCCCGTGGATTTTGACAAATAGTCGTCGTGTTTTCCCTTACGAGATAGCTTCCCTTTGAAATCAATGACACAATTGTTACACCCCAATAAGTAGGCGTTTGTGTCCAATTTCTTGGTAAAGTCGCGATCATAGAAGAGTTCTCGCGCCTCCCGCATGATGTTGTTTTTCGTGTTTGTTTTCTTCAACAGCTTGCACGTCGCGAGCATTTCATTGACCTTTTTTTTATAATCCCCAAAGTCATCATTAGAAGAATCCACAATGACCTGATTGGCGGAATCGTTTGCGTTTCCATCTTGAATCATCATATTGTTTTGCTTTGCCTGGTTCGTTGATTGATAATGAAGCAACTTCGTCGTGTATTGGTTATACATATCTGTGGATATCTTCAATCGCAAGGTGCTTCCACTGTCAATGGGATACCAGCGATTGTTGGTGAACTCGTACCAAATATTGTCCTTGATGCTCACACACACGTATTGATCTTTGTACATGTGATACAGCGTGGTTGCTAGATCACACTCCGTGTTTGTTTTGAAAGATTGGTAAATGTAGTAATCTACGGTTTGATGATATATCTTGATGTACTCGGGGTAATTGTCCATTTTCGCCCAATACATGATGGACTTTTGGGACAAACCTTCCTTGTTGTAGACATCAAAGTTCTCCCAGTGCTCCGCGGCGTCGTTGCTTCGAAAGTCAAAGTCTTCGGATTGACTGCAAAACAACATCCATGTGAGGAGGAGTTTCTCGCTCGTGTTTCTCAATGCCCATCCCACGCGAATCCATTTGCTATAAGACCCGGGTCCCCAATAGTCTTTCGGTAAGCACATGGTATAGGCGTGTACTTCCTTGACCTTGTGGTCTATATTCGTGTCTTCGTGTAGTTCGTGAATCATGGCCTCCAGATCTTCGGCAGATTTCACTTCGGTCACACTTTTGCACGCGTTTGTGATTTTTCGTTTCAAGGACTTGGTTTGTTTCTTGTGTTGAAATTCTTGTTTGTATTTCTCATATTCGCCTTGGAGACTTTCTTGTAGTGGAAAGTCGTGACAATCGGTCACATCCCGAGCACACAATCGCGGAAACAAGGAATCAAAGTGTAGTTTTGTCATGTCTATTTTTTTGTAATCCACCTCAATTTCATTGGTGATCTTGCTTTCGTATACATACTTTAGCTTATAGGCCTCTCCCCCGGGTTTCTTTGAACCATACAGTTGCCAATTCGCGTGACCTTTCATGACGGTCTCGTCTACGACATCTTTCCACGTGTTTGTGAGCGGAAGATCGTCCCAAATATCCGGCAGTTCCGAAATGAGAAAGTCACGAAGCAGCATCTTGGTGGGATAGTCACATAAAACATTGATGATGATGTGTATTCCGTCTTTTGTTTTGTTTTCGCATTGATTCACGTTTTCTTTTTCAAATATATAAAACTTGATTTGCTTACCTTGTACCTTGTCAAACACGGTATTCATGATGTTTAAAATCGTCTCTATGAAATCATCCACGTGTTCGGGACTATGTTGCTTTGTTGACACACTGTCATCGTAACGAAAGTCCAAGTCAATCAATATTTTACCCTTATCCAATTGTTTCTCTGTTAAGTAAGCATCTTGATGATCCTCAAATACATGCTTTTTGTAGGTTTCATAGAAATCTTTGACACGGTCATCCGGTATGGAATATTTGTTGCCAAAGATATTCAGCCCTTGGTTCCCTATTTTGGTATAGTTTACATTTGTTCGTTCATTTGTAATAAAGGGTCTCAACCACTTTTCCATGGCCGTTGTTTATATATGGGAAAGATGTTTTAATTTGATTTTGAATCAATTTTTTTCCTTTTTATTTAAACACAACTTCACATATGACATGTAATGAATGAGCAATTGAAACGCATCATTCTTGACATCCGTGATTTACAAAAGGACCCTATTTTAGACATTCATTACTATCCATGTGACGACGACATCACCAATGGGCACGCATTGATCTTTGGACCGCAGGGTACTCCTTATGAGCACGGCAATTACTTGTTTTTATTTGAGTTTCCAGTGGAATATCCATACAAACCACCAAAAGTCACGTATTGTAGCAATGATGGTTCCACGCGATTCAACCCCAATTTTTACCGCAACGGAAAGGTGTGTCTTTCTTTATTGAACACGTGGCAAGGGGAACAGTGGAGCGCGGTGCAGTCCATTCGTTCTATTTTAATTACATTGCAAATGACCATGACATCAAAACCCCTTTTGAACGAACCCGGTATTCAAGAATGTAACCATTATTCCTATGTGAGCAAATACAATAAAATGATTGAATACAAGAACATCGAACTCACGATTGCGTATTTTAACGCAAATCCCCACAGTATTCCTTTTCAGAAAGAAGAAATCATAAAGGACATCCAGGAACATTTTAAGCACACCAAAGATCAGGTGCTAGAAACGATATCTAAGAAAAAGGGGGCTGTATACAACAAAACAATACTACAAATCCCCATATACTCACAAAAGATATTCATAGATTATGAGCGTGTTGAAAAGATTATCAATGAAATAAAATTGAATTAAAAATATGTGTTTTATACAATATACACAGACCATGGAATTTTGTGTAAAGTGTGACAATATGTACTATATGAAGGTAAATGATGAAAACAAGTTGATTTATTACTGCAAATATTGTGGAAATGAAGACGCCAATGCGATTGATACTCAAAATTTAAAGGTATATAAATTCACGAAGGAGTCTAAGAAAAAAGACATTCATATCAATGAATACACCAAATATGATCCCACTTTGCCGCATAGTTCAAATATCAAGTGTCCAAACACGCAATGCAAGTCCAATGACGACAAGCAATCCGTACCTCAAAAGGTGATTTACTTGCGATATGACGATACTTCTATGAAATACACCTATTTGTGTTATCATTGTAATCATAATTGGGTTCCGTGAAGATTAAGTCATGTTTGAAAAAAATTGAATTAAAAATATATATTTTTTTATTATAAGTAAATCATGAGTGCGAACGAAGAAGATCCCCTCAGCGAGAACGAAAGTGAAAATGAAGAAACGGAACTGGATCCAGAAGAAGGCGTGGAGGAAGGAGAGGATGTGGGCGAAGATGTGGAGGAAGACGTAGACGACGAAGATGCGGACGAAGAGGATGTCGTGGGTGAAGAACCGGATGGATTAGAAGACAATGATGATGACGAGGAAGGCCCTGATTACTTTCCTGGTAACGCAGAAGCCATGATTCCAGATGAGGACATGTATGTGTCGGACGATGATTTTGATGACGACGATGAAGGCGACGAGTTAAGCCAAGAGGATGAAATTGACATTCGCATTGACGATGAATTCAAGACCGACTATATTCAGCGCATTCATCCCGAAGAAATAAATGAATCGTTTCAAATCATGAATGAAAAATGCTTGATCACGCGCGATGAAAACCAATTCATCAATGACAGTCTACATGTCACATACCCCCTGTTAACCAAATATGAAAGGGCCCGTATTTTAGGAATACGTATTTCACAACTCAACAAAGGTGCGAAACCACTTACCGAGTACAATCAATTTATCATTGACAACAATATCATAGCAGAAAAGGAATTGCGAGAAAAGAGACTTCCTTTCATCATCATGCGACCCATACCCAATGGCGGAAAAGAATATTGGCGTCTTCAAGATTTGGAGATTTTGGATCGATAAAAATTGAATTACATTCACCACACATATCTTATCTATTTATAAATAAAGAGAAACGCGGAAAAGAAATGGTGTTGTGCTACCATGACTACGTGTTTTCAAAGCCCAGTCCCATGATTAAGTGGATGATTCAGTTTCATTTGCTTTGTTTGTTTGGTAAGAATCACATTGTCAAAATTCAAACAGAAAAAATATTCCAAGCAGATCAAACTACGTTGAAATATATTAAATATTATATCGTATTGAGGCAAAATATACCATATAATAAAAGTCTATTGTTCATCTTGCATGATGAAAACAGTCGTTATGCAAAGAATGCATAATCAATTACCCTTTTTAGAAGGGCGCGGTAATACCACTTGTAATTTTTTTTCTAATTTCGCAATAAATCCATTACTGGGAACTGCTTTTCCGTTTTCATAGGATACAATGGTTTGAAGGGGTACGTTCATACTAGATGCCAGCTCCTTTTGACCCATTTTTTTCGCCATGCGGGCTTGTTGAATGGCTTTTTTCAGTTCTTTACTTGCCTTTGGTGGTGCCACGATCTCGTCACCATCAAGAGCCCGAGTTTTCTTATAATGCGCGGGGTTTGGTTTATCCGAAGTATTTGAAGTTGTTGTTTTGGGCTTGACTAAGATGACTTGCTCCCAATCTTGGTGAGGTTTAGAAGAGTCCATTATATATAGAAAGGGCAAAGGTTATATATTTGTAATGATGAACGAACTTTTCAATTTTTTAACATTTCCACCGCTGACCGCAATTGGTGCATGTCACAAATGTGGTCATGGGCTCATCCGCCGAACGCGTTTGCAATTGGTAATAGGTACATGCGCGTGATTTACACTTTCCACATTTGAAGTTATCCGTGGAAGCTTCAATCTTAGGAAAGAACTTGTTGTCTAGACGCAACTCTTTTTCCTTGATCTTCAGTTCCCATTTTTCCGGGAGCAAATCCATGTGGTTTTTAAACGCAATGTTATACACGAAGAGTTTGTCGCTTTTCAGCTTTTCAATGATTTCCGGCAATTTCAAATGACAGAAAATGACCTTGCATTTATTCAAGTACATCAACACAAACATCTCATTGTTCCATTTTCGGATGACCTTTTCTTGTTTGGCCTTCTTTATACACGAGTTAAAGATACTGATTTCTACATTTTTACTGATGGTGTCATCCATGATATAATGATTGAGGTGATTGCACATGGTTCCGCGGAAATGTTGTGGATTTTCTACGGCCTTTACTTTCATGGTGTATTTCTGGGTTATCATAAAAACAATTATTTAAATTCAATTTTTATTCTTCAATATAGTCCTCTTCTTCTAATTCGTTGTCGTCCACGACAAAATTGTCTTTCAAGTATCCTTCCTTTGTGTAATCTTCGTCGGAATATACTTCACTATCTACAGATCGCTCTTCTTCGCTGTCCAGATCTTCAAACCCACCAAACAAGGTTTCGTATATTTTAGACCATTCTTTGGATGTCAAAGATACAAACTCGTCGTCACACTTTTTTACGACACAAAGGGTACCAAAGAGTAGAATCGTGTCTACCGGTGGGGGCAAGTCATATTTGTTTTCATTGTTTGCCCGCCCGCATTTTTTTCCATACACCATATACTTTTCACTATCAAAAGCAAAAGAATGGATACACTCAAAATCTTTGTCGGATTTATAGCTACAACATTTGTACAGTGTGCTTGTTTCTAATGATTTCGCATTTTTCTCCACCACATCCCCGTTAGATTTGATTTGTAAATAGGTCAACATATCTTGAACTAAATACTATCTTTTTTTTTATTTAAATAGATTTTGATTTATATATTCAACGATGCTCATCTACACCAATATACCCATATCTTGTACTATTGAAGACCTTGGTGAATGTACGATTTCCTATGACGAATACATCTTCACCTATGATGGGATCTATAAAAAATACAAGAAACATTTCTATGGAATGAATCTATGTGAGGATATTCGCCAAGCATCCCTGGATCATGAGGATTTCTTCATTCAAAAAGAGGAACATTCTTTAAACAAACACAATATCATTACCACCATTCCCTATAAGCATCATTACGTGCACAAGAAAATCATTTCTCATATGATTGATGATGATCTTACATTTGTAAAAGAACTGGATAATGATGTCTTTGTGAATCATTATTTTGTTACCAACAATAGTGATTATAGCATGTTTGATAAAATAAGTTCGTTTCTAAAGAATAATGTATCCCCATAAGATAAACATCAAAGAAGCATGAATTTGAAAGTGCTTATTTATTTTGTAATGATTGTCATATTACTGCATTTTGGTTGCTACTTTTTTAATATTGATTTACTAGAATGTTTTGAGAAGAAAAGGCAAACTGCTGGGTCTATTGGGTCTGTATCGAACGACGAAGTAGACGATTCCATCGATACGTTAACCCAAAGTTTAGAACAACTTAAAGAAATGACAGATACATAATATAGTAACCATGAACTATACGAATTTATTTCCCGAAATGTTGAAACAATTGCCGGTTGTGCGCAAACAAGACGTATGTTATCATTATCAAAGACGCGAAAATCATAATAATGATAACAATAAGAACAATAATAATAATAACAAACTGAAACTATTTTTGCCCTATGGGAAAAAAATGCTGTTGTGGTTTGTGAACTATGATTCCAAACGATACAGTATTGTCATGGAGTTTAATGAACACAAACAGAGCATCCAAAAATGTTTCTTTCAATACATGTCTTTCAAACCCGAGTTATGTGAAGGATGTGGAACGATGATGTGGTGTACCAAAGTAAAGGGACAGTTTTGTTTGAATAAACTCATTTATTTGAAAGGTCAAAAATATACGAAACCTTTATGGAGTTCTCACATGATTGAACTGAAGTATATCTTAGAAAATTATATTCATAAAATGGATTATGGGTCGTTTTTCACACTTGGGTTGCCGATTATGACAAATAAAAATCATTCTTTGTTGTTGCAAGCAACGTCGTTGCCTTATGAAGTGTATGGGATTTTGTCTCCCACCAATTATCGCAATTCTTTGTTTGAATACATGGCCAATTTCCGCGTTGTTCCGTGTGATGTAAAAAAAGATATTTATGACCTTGAATGCAACGACGATGTGTTGGGAGTGATTGTGTATGGAAGGGCATTTGTGAATGATTTCAAAACGAGTCTCTTTTTGAAAAGTGCGTTTCAATGTAAAGACACTTCTTACATGGATGCGGAATATAGTGATGACGAAGAGTTGGCTCCTGAACTTCGCCCTATGATTCTTTCATGTGTATACATTCCAAAGGTGAGAATGTGGAAGCCCTATAAAAGGAGCAAAGATTCCATGGATCACAAGAAAAAAATTATATTTATAGAGAAAAAAAAATATGATCCTAGTATATAAAAGCATGAGTTTAGAAGGAACCGAATACAAGAGTGAAGGAGGGGAAGTGAATGCGGTGGACATGTTAAAATCAGGAACGTCGTTTCTTTCCCATGATTTCAAAGACACGGAACCCTTTGCGGGATCCTACGCGCCTATTATGAAAGGCGTACATCAATGCGGTGGGAAGAAGAAGGGAAAGAAGGGAAAGAAAAGTAAGAAGAACAAGACGCAAAAGAAAATCAAAGGCACGAGGAAGCAAAAGAAGGGCCTCAAAAAGAGAAAAGCCAAGGGTAAAAAGAGCAGGAAAAATAAAAGGGGTGGCGATTCGTGCAACAGTCACAAGGTTTAAATGAAAAAATTGAATCTATATATCACATATATTTCATGTATATATGCGATACCATGAATCATCTGAATCTCTTAGAAAACATGCTTTCTATGTTTTACGGAACAAAGGCTCAATGTTTACATTTCTACATGTATCTTGATATGGATACATTAATGGCATTGATCCCCACGTGCAAAGTATTTGAACAACAAAAGGAGTATATTTATAAACTGGTGATTGGAAAAATACCCTTTCTACCCTATCCAAAAGAAAAGTTGCGTTTCAAGGAAAGATGTTTGCATTATGAAACCGAATTGAAAAAGCGGATCGCGAAAATAAAATCCAACACTTATTTGCGTGAAAAAAAGTATTTACTCGGCCGAACTGAAAAGTGCCTTTCAAATTATACCACAGAAGGATGTTGAAATACTTTATTGAGTACCTGTGATTTATTCACTTTTGTGCTTTTCTTTAGATGGATTTTATTTTCATAAATGGTCTCAAAGTCATTGTTGTCTTCGTGAAGTTCCGGATATATTTTTGTTAGAGGCTTATCAATGACCAAAATCAATCGATCATATTCTAACAGTTGTCGGTATTCCTGGATGGTCAAATTCCCGTAAAATTTATCCAAGGTGTAATGCGGATCGGGGGCGGGTTTGATTTCCTTTTTATAGTTATAGACTTTCCCATACAGGTAGTTGAGGAGCTGATAGCGCTCGTACTTTGTGTTGTTGTCAATGTTTTGTTTGAACAAATAGGAACACGCGCACTCGGGACTACAAAAACATCCATACACGTCGTATTTTTCCTGGAAATACAAAGAAGGTATGTGTATGGTATTAGAATTGAACGCACATGTACACCAAAAGCAAGCCGAATTGGTGTTCACTTGGTTTGTATTGAATTTCAGTTCCAATTCTTTCAGTTTTTCATTGATGTTCTTTTTCATCAAGACATATTCCTTGCTCTTCACATCGCTTTTTTCACCCAGGTCTTCTTTCACTTCAATGGGGTTGGTAGGTTCACCACTTATGATGCTATAAGTGCTGTTGTTTTCATTGTCATAAGGTTGAATTTCGCCCACAATATGGGGATTGTATTGAGTGATGTCGGTAATGAACTGTTCTTTCAAGTCGTCACTTTTGCACTTTAAATGTAAAATAATGACCTTTTGTTCCATGACCGGTTCGTGAATGTTGAGTTCCGTTTTGATGATTTTACCGCCTTTTGGTTTGCGCCCTCTTTTCTTTGGTGCTTGGGTTTCCTTCAATTTCTCTTGTTCCGCCTTCTTCTTGATCATGTCGGCCTTTTTGGTTCGTGGTTTTCTAGGCTTTTTCACTACCGGTTGTTCAATTACTGATTGGTTCATTGTATAGCATTTTGAAAAATGGATTTAAATACTTTTCAAATATTCAATTAACAAATGGATCAACCATGGATTGAAAAATACCGACCACAGCGATTTGAAGATATTGTGTTGAGTGAGTCCAATCGCCATATGATTCGCGAAATGATTCGCAACGATTGCTATCCGAATCTCTTGTTTTATGGGCCACCGGGCACTGGAAAAACAACGACCATTTTGTGCTTGATTCGCGAATATCAAAACAAACACAAATGTAATCGCAACTACATTCACCTCAATGCGTCACATGAAAGAGGGGTGGACGTCATACGCAATCACATTATGCAATTTACAAAAAACAAGACCTTTTTTGAGAACCACCGGAAATTCGTGTTGTTAGATGAAATGGATTCGCTGACAAAGCAAGCACAGAAAAACTTATACCATGTCATTCAACACACCAAAAGCAAAGACGTGACCTTCATATTGATATGCAATTATCTAAACAAGGTCATTCCTTGCATACGCAATTCCTTATTGATGGTTCATTTCAACAAAACCTCTTTGTGGTGCGATCATTTTATTCAAAAATGTCTCAATGAAGAAAAAATCCAGATCAATCAAGAAACCATTGACGTGATCAAGGGTCAATATTTGCATGATTTGCGAAGCATTTTGAACGCACTACAAACCAGTCAACCCAAGAAAAAAAGATTAGATCATGGTTGTTTTCTTCGCTTGTTAAACGATGCTCAGCCAACAAAACTCTTTGATTCCTTGTTACAAGACTATGACGAATATACGATTTTGTGTAATTTTTTTCTATATCTTTATGAGCATTATGACGTAAGTCATGAAATCGTTCATTTGATGCACTATACGTTAAAACAACACGAACCCTATGCGTTTTTTCTCCATCACTGTTTGCCTTTGTTGCAAAGTGAATTTAAATAAAATTGAATTCATCTTTAATTTAAAGACAACGTGTATTATAACATAAATGGATTTGGAAGAACAATGGAAACTCTTCATGAGTGGTAACGATGACGAGTTGTTTCAGTCACAACCCGAAGACGAGGAAGACGAACCAATTGGAATGGCCAAAAGTGCCCCAATGTGCTCACCGTTGAAAATATCCACGAAATCAAAGATCATTTATCTCAATTCCACGTTTTATTTGAACGATTTGTTTTGGAAATTAAAGATTATATCTTATGACGAAGAAAAGGAGGGAATCGTAAAAAAACAAATGAAATTTAATTTCCTTAATGCGAGTGAAGTGGCTCATTTTGAGAAAATGGTGCAACTAGAACCAGACGTCAAGATGAAAATCCTCAATCAAATTGACAATCCCAGCGGGCGAGTTCCCTTCAAAGACGTGCGAAAAGTGGATATTGGGTTGTCTAAAAACGACATTATGAAACCAAAGAAGCAATCCAAAAGCGCCTTTTACAACTGTTTTGTCATGATTTTCCGCAAAATCTATCATGGTGAATACCGGGAGTTTCATGTGAAATTATTCAACAGTGGTAAAGTGGAAGTGCCGGGCATTCAAAGCGACGAAATGTTGGATTGTGTTGTGCATACACTAATAGATGCGCTTCAACCTCATTGTGATTTCCCCATTTCAGAAGTCAAGGAAAAACGCGAATTGGTGCTGGTCAATTCCAATTTCAATTGTCAATATTATCTCAATCGGGAGAAACTCGTGGGTCGCCTAAAAACCAAATATAAGGTCAAGTGTGGTATGGATTCGTGCAACTATCCGGGGATTCAATGTAAGTATAAACTCAAAAACAACAAGGAAGTATCGTATATGATTTTCCGCACGGGGAGTGTGTTGATTGTGGGTAAATGCGAAGATGACGAATTACAGGACATTTATGAATTCTTGAAAGACATATTTCAAAAAGAATATCTTCATATATGCGAAGAGGAAAGTGAATTAGAAAAACTAGAAAAAATCAAAAAGAGCAAAAAGAAACCCACCAAAATGAAGAAAACGATTACGATATAAGGATCCCTATGATTCCTATTTGAATTAGCGAAAAAAGTATTTAAAGGAATAAGTTGGTAGTTTCCTAAAAATGTCCGAATTAGTTGAAGAAATGAAGCTTCCGAGCGAGACGGTTTTACGCCACGCTTCTAAAATCGCCATCACCGATGACAAGCCCATCATGCTTGACTACTGGGCCGACTCGTATGGCGAATCGGCGGGTGTTTTGATTGGTGTAAAGGAAAATGAAGAAAAGCTTTTGGTGCGCTCGGAAGAAGAATATACCAGCCCCATTTGCAAGATTTTCAAGGTATGCGAAGAATACATTGTGATTACGGAGAACTCCATTTACATTGTATCCACGGAAATCCCCACAAAGCGTATCTCGTAAGAATATATCACGTCATCCTATTTTTTTTGAAATATTCATTTTTTTTTCAAAAAAAACAATCCTATGGTTATATAAATCTATATGAATTCTTTAGATGCGTCAAACAATGAAAGCATGGAATGCAATATTTGTTACGAAAGTGTATGTGGCAAAAACGAACTCATCCGTTTGGAATGTTGCAATCTTTCAAAAAGCATATGCGTGAAATGCATTCATTGTTTGACGACGCCCATTTGTCCTTATTGTCGCAAGCCTTTACAAGACAATTGTGTGCCTTATTTGAATGAAGACAACCACATGGCTCGATCGGAACCGATTGCCATTGTCTCGGCATACACATGGGAGCGTTTCCTACAAGAGGAGCATATCATCAATCCCTACTTATATGACGATTCGCGAAGATTACGGCGACACATACGTCGGTTGCGTTACGAGTATCAGCAAATGAGAAGCCGCCGCGTTCCACAAATAGAGTTAAGGGAACGATATACTCGCAACAGCGGGCGACACCATTCTCGCTCACGCATTCGCCAAGATCTAAATCAGTATTCACGAAACATGGCTCATTTGTATAATGACAATCCACAAGACGAGATCTTCTTATTCCAAATGGATTGAATGGTGAAACCCGATCCAAAAAAATACGTTGTACAGAAATAAAAAGAGGATGGATTCACATTTTTCATAGAGAGTATGATCGCGGGGTTTATAGACAAATACCAGGTAATAGATTTGAAAAGCAAAGGCACAATAATGCCCATTCATGAATCGTTGGCTCCATTCATAAAGGGACAAGGCTCTTTGAAAGCAAGGCAACGAAGCAAACATATATATATATATCAAGAGATGATTGACAATGACGTTATGCGTTTAACTCACTTTTGAGTTTGTTGTAAAAGCTGACGACCTTGGGATGGGCTTTGATCTTCTGGGCGTTCACTTTGGTTAAATAGAGGCCGTCTAGAGTTTTCACGCGACTGAGGGCCACATAGGTTTGGCCGAATTCAAAGATATTATTTCCAATGTCAATGAGGGCCTTTTCAATAGACAATCCCTGTGATTTGTGGGTGGTGATCGCCCAACTCAAAATAATGGGGAGTTGTTGCACGCTGTATTTCGGGTTTGATTCAAGATTCCATGGATGCTCTTGAATCAATACCGGCTCATCGATCTTATCAAACTGAATCAGTGGATAGTATTGATTCTTCTCAGGGACATAGCGGAACTCAAGTATGACACCTTGCGAGCCATTCACCAGATTCTTTTCTTGGTCCAAGTTACAAATACACATGACCTGACATCCAGTACAAATGGTCAAGGATTCCTCAAACATGCCGTTTTTCATGAGATATTCCATTTCGTTTTTAATCGTGGGGGCGCAATTGAGAGTCGGCATATAGGTATTGTTATGGTAGGCCTTGCATGGATAGACGAACTTCTTTTCGGTGCGTTTGCTCAGCTCTTCTTGATTCACGCTGTCTACCGTCTTTTTCACGGGATAGATCTTGGTTGGCTTCACCAGATCGTCGGGATTTAGGGTCTTCTTGCTACATTCAATGAGTTCACTTACGGTATCAAAGCTCACTTTGCCTTCGCGGATTTCATTTAGCATATTGAAATACTTGGGATCTTCGTGTTGACGGAAGTTGATGTTAAAGATATACGAATTATGAAAGGTCTCTTCCCATAAAGCGGATTCAAAACAAAAGTTGGATTCGGATACGTTGGTGCGGTCCATGCACACGGGAGGGAGCTGGTAAAAGTCTCCGCTACAAATGAGTTGCATGCCCCCAAATGGTTTGTGTTCTATTTTCCGAAATTTCTGACATAAATAGTTGAGCACTTCAAAGAGTTTTTCATTCAACATGGAGATTTCATCAAGGACGAGGATGTCCGTTTCTATGTAATTTGCTTGTCTTTTCATTTTTACGATTTTCTTGAGCATATCAAATTCCTCTCCCTTTCCCAGGCCGAGGCAACCCCACTTGTGGATAGTCGTCGCCCCACAATTGAGGAGAATGGCACTGCAACCGGTCATAGAGGTGATTCGAATGTTTTTGCCATTTTCTTTTGCGTGCTTGTATACGTTTTGTATGAAATAGGATTTACCACATCCACCCGGTCCGGTGATGAAAATATTTTCTCCGTTTACATAGGAGTCAAACGCTGCTTGTTGCGCAGGGGTGAAAGAGGTGGGTTCTTCGGTGTGATTCTCGATAGCACTCATGATGATTTCAAGGTTGTTTTTATAGGATACAGATATATGGAGCAAAAACAAATCAATTTTTATTTTGTCTTGTCTTTATATAAGAATGAGCACTTCGTGTAAAACATGTGGTGATCAGGTAACTTCTCTCGTTACATTACATGAATCACAAACCCAAAAGAATATATTAAAACAAAACAAGGTAGGTCAGTCATTGTACATTCAAACGGTTGCGTCTTTGAATAACACCATCAACAACGAAAACGAAGGAAAAAAATATGATTCCTATCAACGTTATTTGATGAAGAAGAAGGGAAAGGTATTGAGTAAACAAGGCGCGATTGTGGCGACAAAGGCGAAATATGGAAACAAGACAAACAGCATTGGGTTGTCTTCCAAGGCGAACTCCTGTGATTTCTGTCCATCATCTTCTTAAGGTAGTTGCTTTTTCACTTTCACTTCCCCCTTTTCATTCATCTCTTCCCATAGAAAGATACCCCATGATATATCCCAATTGTGATTGTCTAGTCCAACTTCGGTTAAATAACTGATGCTCCCTCGCAAATCTCCAAAGGGATCTTTTTCCTCGCTGACGAGATCTAATGTTTCACGAAGTGGGTAAAAGGTGAGTTTATCAATGGGTATTTCCATCAAATGGAATGTTTTTTTCGCGATATTCATAGTAGCACAAATCGCACAACTTGTATCAAAATCATACGCAAACGCCACCACTTTGCTTTGCTTGGACGTTTTGGCCACGCGTAGTTCATCGTAGGTGATGCGACGATTCATCTTTATTTCTTTACTTTGATTGAGAGACATAAAGATGTATTTCAGGATATTCAATTTTTTTCTCATTTAAATAGATGATGTTATGATTACACTAACAGCCACCATGTGGTTTGATTTGCCTATTGAACTACGGCAGAGTATATACATGTATGCGGTGGAAAGTCCCTTTGTTTTACATCCAGGTCTTCGTGTGGAATTATTGGTGGAAATTCGCCGGCGAAAATCATTTGCGTATCGTGTATATCAGGCGAAAAGGGCCTATCGTTTTATTTGTCAACGCCATCAGGAAGAGAAAATGAAAAAGTATTTAAAGGGAAAATAATAGAGTACCTATATATGAAGTTTTCGTGGATGAGTTCTATTCTAGCGTTGTTTCAAAACATGTTGCCAATTGATACGGTGCATGATATTCGTTTGCCGGCTTACTTGGGCACGTGGCAACAAGTCGCCACTTCGCGGTCTACTGGCTTGCTTGGAACGGGGGTGAGGTATACCAATGTCAGTGCGACATATACATCCCGCGAAGATGGTACCATTGGGGTGTATAATCGCGGGTATAACAGAGAAGGTAACGAGACTTCTATTTCGGGATATTCCTATATTACCGGCGATGATGAAACAAAAAGAAAGGTGCATTTTAATGGGGTGCCTCGTGATGGGGACTATTGGATCGTCAAGTTAGGTCCCATGGTATTTGACGAATATCAATATGCGGTGGTCTCTGGACCGATTACATCATATGTGGGGACTCGGTTTGCGCTGTATGTGCTCGCGCGGAATCGCCATGCGTATCATCAAGTATATGAAACCGAAGTCAGGCAGTGGTGCAAAGACAACGGCTTCAACATGTACTGGAATGAGTATGTGGCGACGGATTAGATGATGCGATTACTTTACAATAATACATCACATGTAGTTCTAACCCCCTTTTAGTATCTTTTTCCTGATGACAATGAGGACAACGATACATTTCATAATACAAGGAGTCATCATCGCTATCGTAATCGAGAGTTGGAGGCATGGATTGATTTGTCTTTGTCTCTTTTGTCTTCATTTGTTTCAATTTTTCAGGATTCAAAAAAATTGAAATATGTCCACCGTTCATGTATATAGAGTAGATTATCAAACATGTCAAAGGTATTCAAAACGCATTCCGATCTATTTGAACACTTCTATGATTCTGCGAGCGAAGACGAAGGATCTCCCACAACGAAAGTTCAAAGGAAAGCGCGCAAGAAACTACGTGAAATAGAGGCACTAGAACACAAACCCCTCAAAACCATGGAAGAATTAGAAAAAATCAATCAAAAGGAATATTATCAAGCCATTGCGTCTCCTCATGAAATCGCATTAGATACTTATCCAGATAAATTGTCCGTCAAGCAAAAAAAGGAGTTTAAACGGAATGAACAACAACTAAAAAAGAAGATCGCGGCTCATGAAGAAAAGTTGCGCGAAAAGAAGAATATCATACGGACCCTAGAGAGACAACAGAGGATGTTGGAAGAAGAAAACGCACAACTTAGGGATGGTATATCAATGCTTGACTATCAATTAAATAACACTACTTCTTCTTGTGTGATTGGTTCTGCGATTCGCAAGGAATACGAACAACTGTGTGAAACGAAAGTGCGAAATAAAGCGTGGCGGGAAATCATGCTCAAATATCATTCTGACAAGACAAAAAAGGTTCTGGGGGTTGAACTTTCTAATGAGATTGCGAAAATCGCGACGGATTTGAAACCGGAATGCTAAGAGAGAAATGGTACTATAATCAATATAACTCATAATTATCACTACTAAATACAAATACAGATTTAAAGACTTTTTCATGTGTTCCATAAAGAAGAGCACATGAACATTGTCTTTGTCGGAATGCCCGGTTCGGGCAAGACCACCCTTTCTGAACCAGTGGCAAAGAGGTTGACCAAAACCTTTGTGGAATTGGACACGAAGATTGAGGAAAAGATGGGCATGCCCTTGCAAGCATACATGGATACTTATGGAAACGAAGCCTTTAAAGACAAAGAAAGACAAACGCTCATGGATTTCTTCCAAAACGCACATGATGCCGTGTTGTCTCCTCCGGGGAGTTTGATTTATTACCCCGAGTTGTTAGAATACATCCGGGAAAACGCATCGCGATTTGTCGTGTTTTACCTAAAGTGTGATTTAGATGTGGTGTTGAAGCGGACGAATCACTTTGAAAATCGGGGGGTATTGTTAGACAAATCACTTGAAAATCCGTATCAGGTGTTATACGAAGAACGCACGCCCTTATACGAAGCAATGAGTCATCATGTATTGGACGCAAATGATTCATCTGAAGACAACACGCGCATTATAGTTGACGTTTTAGACAATCATTATACAAAATCCATTTAAACTCATTTTTTTATGATATAACACAATGAGTGACAACACGAAACCCGAACTAGAAGGCGAGACGATTGGGATTGATCTGGGAACGACGTATTCCTGTGTGGGTATTTGGCAAGACGATCGCGTGGAGATCATTGCGAACGACCAGGGCAATCGCACGACCCCTTCGTGGGTGGCTTTCAACCATGAAGAAAAACTGGTGGGCGAATCGGCCAAGAATCAATACAATCAAAACCCGGAAAACACTATTTTTGATATCAAGCGTCTCATGGGCCTTCCCTTTGACGATCCCACCGTGCAAAAGGAAATCAAAAACATGCCCTATACTGTGCAATGTGGGAAAAATAACACGTCCATTGTGTCTATAACCTATAAACAAGAAGCCAAAACCTTTAGCCCCCAAGAAATCAGCGCCTTTCTTTTAGAGAAAATGAAGTCCGTTGCCGAGGCCTACCTTGGCAAGCCCGTGAAGAATGCGGTCATTACGGTGCCGGCGTATTTCAATGATGCCCAGCGCCAGGCGACGAAAGATGCGGGGGTCATTTGCGGACTAAACGTGTTGCGTATCATCAACGAGCCCACGGCCGCGGCCATTGCGTATGGGCTGGATCATAACGAAAAGAGCGGGGGTGATGATACCGAACGCAATATCATCATTTATGATGTGGGTGGCGGGACGCTGGACGTGACTCTTTTGTCGCTTGACGAAGGTATTTTTGAAGTGAAAGCCACCAGCGGGGACACGCACTTGGGCGGTGAAGATTTTGATCGCAATTTGATGTTTCATTTTATGGAAGAATTTCGTCGTAAGCATCATAAAGACTTGAAAGAATCACCAAAGGCCATGGCCAAACTCAAACGTGAGTGCGAGCGGGTGAAGCGGTCGTTGTCTTCGGCGACCCAGGGGCATGTGGAAATAGATAGTCTCATGGATGGAATTGACTTTAACACGACCATCACGCGTGCCAAGTTTGAGCAAATCAACGGGTCTTTGTTTCAAAAGTGTCTAGATTGCGTGGAAAACGTATTGATGGATTCTAGCATCAGTAAATCGCAAGTGGACGATATTGTGCTGGTCGGCGGTACGACACGCATTCCCAAGATGCAGAAAATGCTTCAAGATTATTTCGGTGGTAAAACGCTATGTAGTTCGATTAATCCCGACGAAGCGGTTGCCTACGGAGCCACGGTGCAAGCCTGCTTGCTGGCCGGGAAGAAATCCAAGAAACTAAATGATCTTTTACTGTTAGATGTCGCGCCCTTGTCGCTTGGGCTGGAAACCGCGGGTGGTATCATGACGCCATTGATCCCGCGAAACACATCTATTCCCGTACAAAAGAAACAAACATTTTCCACCTATGCGGATAACCAACCTGGGGTATTGATTCAAGTGTATGAGGGCGAACGTTCCATGACGAAAGATAATAACAAACTGGGGCAATTTGACTTGAAGGGGATCCCGCCCATGCCCCGCGGACAACCGCAAATTGAGGTCGCCTTTGACGTGGACGCCAATGGTATTTTGAATGTGAGCGCTCAAGAAAAGACCACGGGTAAGAAGCAAGAGATTACGATTACGAATGATGGGTCGCGGTTGAGTCAAACCGATATTGATGCCATGGTGGCAGATGCGGAAAAGTACAAGGAAGAAGATGAAAAACAAAAACAAAAACTAGAGGCAAAGAATCAATACGAAAACTACTTGTATCACATGAAGAATACGGTCCAAGATGAGAAAATGAAGGAGAAACTAGGACACCAATACGAAGCAATAGAGGAAAAACTCAAGCAAGCAGAGGAGGTCCTGTCTGTGGTGGATGTGACCAAGGAAGAATACGAAAAGGCCCAGAAGGAACTAGAAAACTATCTGAATCCAATCATGCAGAAAATCGTGAAAGAAGGGGGTGGCGAGACCATGCCTCCCATGCCACCTGTTCCCGAAGAGAATACAGAAGACGAAGTGGAGATTGAAGACATTGATTAACATTATATGAAACATGTTTAAACATATATCCACGTAGATCTACAACGACCATGTATTCTCTTTTTCTTTACATACTGGGGGGCATCTCATGCATACACTTATATTATCTATACAAATATAGACATTTCAAGGGACCATTTGCGTTACCTTTAGTGGGAAATCTCTATGATCTAAAAACGCTTTACATCATACATTACATACATTCCTGTGTTCGGACCTATGGTTCTATCTTTCTCTTTTGGGTGGGATGCAAACCCATGGTGGTCATTTGCGATCCCATTGTGGTGCGAAAAGTGCTGACCGACACGAAGACCTTTATCAAGGGTCCCGATTACACGGAGAAGTTTTCGGTGGTCTTCGGCCAAGGTCTGGTGACGTCCAATGGAAATAAACACAAGGAAGATCGCACGTGTTTGGGGCGATTCTTCACGAAAACCCATATCTCCCTATATCACAAGATGATTTGCGACGCCACCGACACAATGATAGACGAAGAACTGGTACAGAAAGGACTCGGGAAGGTGATTGACATTCAAACCTTCTTTCATATCTTGAGCCTGCGCATTTTTGGCATGTTTTCTATGGGCGTGGATTACTCGCTCCCCGAGAACAGGGACATGGCGAAGAAGATTAACGACGGGGTCAAAAAAGGCTCGGCGATCGTGGGGAGACACATCATCTTCCAAATTCCCATGATTGCCTTGATTTCTTCCGTTCGCCAAGTGAAACAAATTGTTCGCTTTGTGGACAAGCACATTTCCCAGATCATTCAGTGTCGGTTGAACACGATGAGCACTCCACATAGGGATGACTTATTGGGCGCCCTTTTAGAAAAATATGACACGAATGATGGGGCCATTTACGACCACATTCGCACGGCCTTGGCCGCCGGTCACGATACGACCGCCTTTTTTGGGTGCTACATGGCGTATTTGTTGGCGAAACATCCAGAGGTGCAAGTCAACATAAAGCGCGAAGTAGAGAAGCATGGGTTGCATGGTAACATGACCTTGGAGGAAGAACATTTATCTAAATTAACCTATTGTCGGTGCGTGCTTCAGGAAGTCTTGCGGTTGTATACGATAATCCCTTTTGTCAACCGAACCAGCACCAAGGCCTATGCTATAGAAGGAAAAGTGATTCCGGCGAATAGCACGATATTGGTGCCGTTGTCGGTGATGAATCGGAGCGAAACCATTTGGGAAAATCCGAATGCGTTTAGTCCAGAGCGGTTTATGCATATTCAGGGACACAACAACGCGCAAAAAGGATACTTGCCGTTTGGGTATGGAACGCGCAGTTGTATTGGGGCGAATTTGGCCATGGCCGAGGGTATGATCATGATGGTGAAGTTGGTCTCCCGCTTTAGGTTGTATCCAGATGTGGGCTTTAAGCCGTCTATTATAGCGGGGATTAGTTTGATTTCTAAAAATGGGATTCGGGTGCGGTTGGAGGAATATAAACGCTAACGGAAAAAAGGGAAGATATATGAAAATTGTATGGATATTTAAATTTATTGTAGACATTATATATAATAATTATGGCAGAAAATAACGAAAAAAAATTGGCAAAAAAATTTGATGATTTATTGAACAGTAACAGTAACAACGATGAAGAGAAAAGATTTGCGATGTACAAGGTGGCCGAGGATAAATCACTGAATGAATTAACCCAGAAGAGAAAAAGGCTAGAGAATAACATGGGCAAGGTCGTTGCAAATGATGCGAAGGTAAAATCAGATACCAAGAAACCCAAGGGGATCTTGGGGTGGTTGTTCGGTAGTAACAATGGAGGGAGAAAAATAAACTCAAATAAAAAAAGAAAAACCCGAAGAAAAAACAAAGGCAAAACCTTAAAAAAGAATAAAAAGAACAAATCCATAAGAAAACGAACAAGAGGTAAAAAATAATTCATGGAATATTACGTCAAAAATACTCCTCAATCATCTTCAATTGCTCCTCACTAAATGCATCCGGCGTTGTCACATGAAACTCCAATATCAAATCCCCCTGGTTTTCACCGCGTATGAACCCCAATTGTTTAATCACCTTTGATGTTTTATTGGTAATGATTTTATTTCGGGAATTTTTGAATTTGATGTTCTTCAAGTTCAAATGTTCTATGATAAACGAAAATCCTAAAATACTTTCCTTAAAGGAGATCTCATGCTTTAGCAACAGGTCCATCCCCTTGCGTTCAAATTTGGCGTGCTTTTGGAGCAATATGTGGATCTTCAGGTCGCTTTTGTCATGATTCTTCACGTGACCTTTTTCTTTCAATGTGATGATTTCGTTATGATCTATCCCCTTGGGAATATCCACATACAAGGTTTCGGATTCGGTGCTCGTTTTGTTGCCCTTTTCACACGACCGTTCCACCACAATGGGCACACAGCATCCATGATACGATTCTTCAAACGTAATGGAATGATCCATGTGAATGTCTTCCATCGCAGGTGGTGGCTGTGGCGGTGGCGACTCCTTCGTTTGCGATGGGTGTGCACATGGGGGAGGCATTTGCATAAAGACCACGTCGTCCATATCGCCAAACATAGATGATCCCTGAAACAAAGAGGAAAGTCCATCCATAGATCTAGACGACTTGGTATGTCGCGGATTATGCGCCATTTTAGACATGCTCCCAAAAAGGTGACTCATGATGTCGTTCATTTCTTCATTGATGTTTGCGTTCCGCGACGCATATTGATTCATATTCAATTCAAAGTCATATTGTTGTCTATTTGCCTTGTCTTTCAACACATCATAGGCTTCGTTGATTTGTTTATACTTTTCTTCTTTGATCTTGTCTCCATGATTTTTATCCGGGTGATACTGATAACTCAACGAACGATAGGCCTTTTTGATTTCACTATCACTGGCCGATTCGGAAACCCCCAATGTGCTATAGTGCGTATTCATCTTATAATGATTGTTTTGAAAATAAGATATAAATTTATACTTATATTTATTTTAATGGAACTCTTTATCCCGAAAACGTTTGAGGACTTGGTGATCCCTCAGAAAGACCAATGGCTTTCATTTTATGAAAATTGCAAGTCGAAGAACAACTTCAACATTGCGTGCATTGGTCCCTACGATACCTGTAAGACGACCATCATCAATTGTTTATTGACCAAACTACAAGAAGACTACCAGATTCAAGACAAACGGAAATGCATATTCAAATTCAGTTTATACGATGACATTCATCTACAAAACAAATCAAACATATTGACCATTTTTTGCCAAACGCATACCCATCATGACAAGTTTGTCGTCATTGAAAAGTTTGACGAACTCAATGAACAAAACCAACAACATTTGAAGGCCTACATAGACGAATACCATCTCTTTCGCGACAAGCACAAGGTACACTTTATCATAGAGGCGTCCAGTCATAACAAAATCAAAGACATTATCAAATCTCGCATGCAATGTTTCCATACAACCCTCTTAAGGTCTTGTGACCTGTATTGCGCCATGAAACGAATGTGCGAACAACAATGGATTCTATTACACGACGATGTGGAAACCTTTTTTCATGAAAAGAAGAACCTCACCATTTCCTCTTTGCGCCTCTTTATTCAAAAAACAAAACTACTTCAAATTCAAACCATAAATCGCGATACTCTTGTGAAGCATTACCAGTGTATTGACGAAAGTATATTTGACACCTATTTTCAACATATTGAAAGCGATGAATGCCAACAGGCGAATCATGTATTGTTTGAACTCTACAATGATGGGTACGATTTGAGTGACATCTTTTACTTTTTGTACGAATACGTGAAAGATCATGAATCATACGTATATACCATCAAATATCTATGTTACTACATCAACGAACACTGCAATGGTCACTATCACAAGTTGTTCATCGTCTTTTTCACAAACGACATACGAAATGCCTATTTTTCAAATAAAAATAAAAATAAAATGAGATAATACATATGGTAAATCAAATCATTCAAAAAGAAGTGGATATCTTTGAATCATTTGTAAAGGAGCATTTCATTCAAGAACAAGACTATTACATATACAACATTGAGGTATTCAAAAAGCTATTGTTTGAGTCCATCATGGTTCCGTTTTTAGAATCCCTCAAACCCTATTATTACAAGAACAAACATTATTACTTGGAACGCAGTCCCATGACGTACAACTATTTCAATACCGTCTTAAGACAAATTTTCAAACGAAACCAAATCCATTTTGTGAAAAAGGTCAAATATGTCATGTCTAAATATCAAGTGGAATATTACATCTATTTCAATGGTGCTGACTGATGAATTCACCCAAATAATTGTTCATTTGTTTCAGTTGGGTACTATTCATTCTTAATATCCATTGGTGTTGTCGGTACTTTTTCAAGTAATCTAGGTTGATGAACAAACACAATAAGGAATTATCAAATTTAATGTTGCGTTTGGACAAGAGGTCAGTGGTGTAAACGGGTTTGTTTTGCGAATCCATTGTTCCGATCAATTTAGGATTCAAGTATTTCAGGGAATACAACTTTTGGAATGTTTTGTCAAAATACTTATGATCCGCGGTGTAATGATTGACACATAAATACTCCATGTATTTCATGTACAGTTGAATGTCGCTGTTTTGTTTAGGAGCACTGATCCAATTGGAACAATTTGGAATACTTTGTTTTTCCGAAACATTGAGACCTTCATTGGTATAGTGACAAATGGTCATGGACTGAGGAAACAGTTCCTTCATGGTGGGTTTGCGGGTGAAATAAAAACAAGGTTCCATCACGATTCCTCCATAGGTGTTCAGAATTTTGGCCTTGCAATAACTCTCCCATTGTTTGAGATCAACACCGGAAATTTGACTGGGATTCTTCACATTGCATAAATCTTCCTCGTCTTCTTCTTCAATCAAACGACCTACACTCGTGTTGTCATACAAGACAATGTCATAATCGTCGCCGAGATAATAGACCGCCGATTGAATGCACAAAAGAGCCAAATCTAAATTCATCTCATTCGATGATCTTCCACCGAAATCGTTCCATTTGCGGGCGTTTCGTTCATTGTACACGCGGATGAATATCTTTTGTTTTTTAGATGCTTTCAAATTCTTATAGTTGTCAAAGTAGTAGTGCTGTAATAAAGTGTTGACATCCACGTCATTTTTTGGGCGGTCAAGTTCAACAATCATGGTGTTTTGGCTAAATACATAGTGTACGATCAGTAAAAATACGAATCCAAACAAAAGCAAAGATACAATACTCATTAATATATACCAATAATAAATTTTAATCCGTAATACTTAAGTATTTCGTAATATAGTCCTTGTATTTGTCATTCATTTGTTCTTTGTGTTTTAGATGTTCATAAGCCATGGCGTGGGATTGCTTTTGAAGCATTTCTTCCTTTTGTTTCAAATAATATTCACTTTGGGATTCGCTGGGAGGTGGTCCTTCGTCTTCTTTCCTATAGTGTTGATATTCTTGCACGGATTTGAATTTGGGTTTCTTCTCGTAAATATCCTTTACATCTAACGCAAAAAAAGGATTCGCATGCGATTCTTTGACGTCAAAGCTTTGGAGACTTTGTTTGGACAGGAGCCCAGTTTCTTCAATTTCATTGGATTGGGGAACAATGGCGTTTTGAATGGCTTTTGTTCGGCTCGCTTCTAAATCATTCTTGTCATGCATGTCTTCCTTGGATTTCAACCATTCCCCGTGGCCGGTTTCTTTGGTTTGATCCACATATACCTTTTCAAACATTTTGTTAAATTCTTTTGAAAAAAGAGCATAGTTGGTTTTGGGGTCAATCTGGTTTCGTTCTAAATAGTCCTTAAAGTGCGTCTCCGCTTCAATCGTTTGGGTCAGTTCACCTTCGTCTTTGGCGTGTTGCGAAAAACGATGGATTTCTTCTACCTTGTGATACATTTTGCGAAAAAAGAGGTAATACTCTACGGGTAAATCGCATTTATCGGGGTGTAAACACAGGACCTTCTTTTTGGCTTGCTTTAGTTCTTCTTTTGTAAAGAGCGGACGAAGACAAAATAGATTCAACAACTCTTCGTAATCGTAATGTTCTTCGTTGAGATCAATGTCCATGGTTTTATGTTTTTATAGATAAACGAGGTTAATAATTCACTGAATCAACTCAAAAAGTTTTTTAATCCCCGATTCGTTTGCGCCAGTGACGCTTGATTGGGGAATGTATTGATATTCCGGATCTTGTTGTTTGTACAAGGTTTTGCAGTATAAAAACATGGCCGGGATTCCATTGATTCGTTTTTTTTGTTTCAAAAAGGCATATAAATCAAAACACACATCTACGTCCACTTCCACATAAAGGAAGACGTCTTTTTTGTGTTCCTTGTCTAATTGGGCAATCTTCTTATCCACCAAATCGTGCACAAAGGGCTCAATGACCTTACAGGGGCGACACCAGTCTGCCTTGAATTTGAGGATGATAAAGTCATAAGGGCTGGTTTTCAAGAGCTCGATCAAATCTTGGCGGGTTTCTAAACAAACTTCCATTGATGTATACTTATGTATAGCTACATTTTTTAACGATGGTGTTCAACGCATCAATAGATAGCGGTGTCATGTTGAGGTGACTTTCCCAGAAATATTTACACAAGAAATAACAGAATTCGTAATTCATTTCTTTCATTTCGGGCATGTAGTGATAAATGGTGGAATGGGTACTGTCATAAATGGATGGGGGGATGATTTCTTGGTGATTCTCATAAGGGAGTACATAATACAATTGGGTATAGACGTCTAGATCGGGTTGAGTGAGGTCGGTTTTCATGATGTTGGCCTCATTAAAGAGGGGTACATGGAGCTTCAAATCCTTGATACGAGGACCATAGGGGTAAT